GCCATATCCGCAAGAGCTTCCAGGTAGAAGTGCCCGCCTTCGTGGATTACCGTTGATTTGTCGCTGCCATCGGTCAACGTGGTAATGAAGGTGTTCGGGTTAAAACTACCCCTCTCGCCCTTGAACAGCGGCAGCCCCGACATGATCTTCTCAACCATAGCAGGGGTAATGGCTATCGACTGCTGCACACCGATTTCGTCATCGTAGACTTTGCCCTTACCGGTGAAATCGATAATTTCAATCTTACCGGATCCCCCGAGGGACTTCGTTACTTTAGATACCACTGAAGGCAGCAGTTTGTCGTAGAAGTCCTTCATGCCCTGACCCCCGACGGTTAAGCCGTCGGCAGATATAACATTCTTATTGTCGCCCTCAGTAACAGGGCCGTTTACTATCTTCTCGCCGATATCCTTTCCGAACACCGCCATGATACGGTCTGCGGAAACGTTTTCCTCCCATATCCTTTGGTTCGACGGATTGCCGTTCTTGTACAGTTCGAAGCTATAGGTACCGTATTTATTCTTAGAGTAGAGTATCTCATCAACTTGAGCTAACAGAGCGGCACGGTACCGCTCCGCCTGCTGGGCTCCTGTAGTCCAACTAATCCTGGTGAATCCGTTTTCGGCTGCATAACGTAAGAGGCGCTTAGTTACTAGCGTCACCCATGCCTGGGTGTCGGTAACAAAGGGTGCAGCTTTAATATCCGGTTTAATCTTCTTCTTATATGACTTGTCGACATTATGTGCGCGGAGTTCTTCCAGTCGCTCCTGTTCCTCTCTCGTTGGAGGGAGCCCTGCTATTTTATTCAATTCAGAATTTTCGGGACTAGATATACGGGCGATTATCGCTTCGTACTCAAGTTCGTCCGCTGTGAGTTTAGGTGGGTTTTTCAAGATGAACCCGAAGTCCCGTCCTTGCTGCGCCCAATCTGATTGCACTTCCTCGACAAAGAGCACCTTCTCCGTTTTGGGTTTTATATCGGGGCGCTTGGGTTCTGCCGCTCGGCGGGTTTCTTGTAGTGCTTTGATTTCTGCGGACAGCCTACGATCGCGATCCGCAGCTTCTGCAAGTACGGGATCTTCAGCCTCTAATTCAGGCGTAATGATGCGCCCGTTAGCCGCGTTGCGAAGATCCTCGTAGGCCTTATTCAACGCGGCGAATAGGTCTTGTATCTCCTGGGTTCTATTACCCGCAACCCACTCCGCGTGCTGTTTTTTAAATTCATCTAGTTGTGCCTGTTCCTCAGGCGTGTAGTTCTTAGCGAAGCGCTCATTGACCCGTGTGTGTGCTATAAGGTTTTCCGATAATTCTTCCCTGAAATGGGGGGCGTCGAAACTGCTTCGGAGGTCGAGATAAGGCAACCGGAAGAGGATCTCTCGGTAATTCTCCCCGCCGTCTAGTTGGTAGTCCTCGAATTCTGCCGGGTAGCTCCCTTCTTGTTCCTGAAGGAACGTTCGGGCGTCATCCAGATAATAATCTGACTCCTCGTCCCAAACGAGGGTGTACACTTCATCCCTGATATCATCCTCGACGTCCTCTCCTATTATCTCGTAAACAGACAGAGACTCCTGCAGACGACGCGCTAACTCGGATACATCGTCTCGGGAGTAACTTTCGAGGTCCTCAGTGTCGTGCCAATTCTCCCCGTAGAGTTCCCAAACCAGATGCTCAGGGTCGTCCAGCATCTCCCGCGCAGTGTCGCGAACCGCATTTTCGATCAAACTTTCATAGTAGGGGTGTTGGTACACATCGAAGTTGTTAAAGAAGCTCTCTCTAGCGACCTCGTAAACACGATCCTCGTCTATGGGATTATCACCTAACACCATTACTTCTAACTGCACACCGTTCTGGCGAACGAAATCCTCGACAGCGGCGACCTTCACGTCGCCCGTTCTCGTCTGTAACCAATCGAGGACGCCGACAGCCTCGACTTCCTCTTTCTTAAACTTGCCCTCTTTCTGTCGCGCCTCGATCCACTTGATCGCTTGGTCGGGTTTTACCGAGCCTTCCTTATTCGCGATCTTATTGAGTCCGCCGATTTCGCGTTCTAGGGCTGAGTAGAAGGAGGACTGTTGGTAGCCCCCTTCATCGGCATAGTCTTCGTCCCCGACAGAAACTTCTTCCTCATCAACCCCGTCAATAGCTCCATCGTCTTCGGATCCGAGATCGGAGGCAGTGAGTTGTCCACTGATAATTTTTCTTGCTGTGTCTTCATAGGATACCGTTCCTGAAAATTTAGTACCAAGTTCTCCGTATAGTTTTTTCTCGAAGAACCATAAAACCGCCTGGATGTCGGATATGCTTATGTCCAACCCGGTCGCCTTCAATTTACGCCGTGCTTTCTTTGTCGCATTGATCATGAAGGTACGATCCTTTGCGCCGAAAGGTGAATCCTCTATGCTGATAAAAGCTGCTTTATATATAGTGTTAGCAGCCCTCTCTATGTTGTGCTCCGCGAGCAACTCTTCGAAAGCGTCACCCGCTTTCTCTCTCGCAATCTTCATCCACTTTTCAGCATCCGCCTTTTTCGAAGGCTCGGACTTGCCAACCAATTGCGCCAAGCGGGTTTTGAACTTACGTGCCCCTAGTCTTTCCGCGAACGGTACTACCGCCGACACAACCTCGTCGTCGCTTAACTCCGGTTGGCCTATCAGGTTCCTGAACGTGTTGAGCCCTTCCTTGGTAGGTGCCGTCAGTAACAACCCACGATACCGATTAAAAGTCCTAGACCACCACCGATCCATCGTGAGGTACCCATGTGAGCCCATGAGATTCGCGTAGAAAGCGCCAAGTTTCGGCCCGAATTCCAGCGCCGCCATAGGCAGCATAGTAGATACTTCATACGGCGAGGACAGTGTTTTACCCGCTGCTTCCGCTTCGCGCTTCAGCTCCCCTAAGGTCTTTTCAGACATCAGGTATTGGTGCACCTTTTCTACATCTCCGCCGAACTCGTCGTATAAGGACTGTAGGCGGGAGATTACGACAGGTATATTTGTGCGTGCAGTTTTGCCCTCCAGAGACCCAAAACGTCCCGTCTTGCGGTACTCCGCGTAAGCGACGTCCGCCAATATCGTGTTGATACTCGGACGGTTACCGTCAGACGTTATCGCTAACAACGCGGTAAATGTGCTGCGAGCGTTTTTATCTGTTAGCAATTCGGGGTATTTTTCCCCCATGATATCGAGCGCCCTCTGGTATTTCCACGAATACCACCCGAGACCGGAGTTGTCGGGGTCCGACATTTCAAAGCGAACCTCTTCCGCTATCCAACTAGAGATTTTATTTATAGCTTCTTCAGAATAATCGCCCTTTTCGATGATCCCGTATTTATCGCGTTGACGCGCCTCGAGAGCCGCGACGACTTCCCGTGTGGTGTATTTACCGCCGGGTTTCAAACCATACTTTTTGAGGTTCTCCGTCTTCAGCATCAAACGACGAGCCGATTGCTGGTACCCCTCCGCTCCTACAGAATCGTTGACTCCATCAGCCGAGACCCATTCGGGTAACAGCCCGATCTTCTGATCCGCGTAATGCGTGTCAGCTCCGCTGGCCGTTTTGTTGTGCTCCGCGTAAGGTCCGAAATTCACCCAAGAATTTTGCCCTCTAGTCTCGGTGGTCAAAGCTCTGCCCGCAAGTGGGCTGAACATGCTCATGTGCGCCCGCCAAGCGTTCTCCTCGCCCGAGGCCCGGAAGCCAACGCCCTCTTTTACATGGCCGAAATAATCATGCACAACACGGAAAAGATCGTTAACTAAAGCCTTCTGCCCGCTTATCTCAAATTCAGTTTCTGCCAACAGCGGGTTATCTGTAGGGTCAAAGGCGGCATCAGATCCGAAACCCTCGCGAGTACTGAAGACCCACATATGGTTGTTGTTGATAACATCCTCAGTCATTTTGCGCGGGTTGCCCTCATACGGGTCGCCCGTTTTACTGAAATCGATGAACTCAATGACGAGCCCTGAATCCAACACCGCTTTGTACTGTGCTATAGTTTCTGCTGCGAGCGCCGCATAGGCTTCCTTAACCAGCGGATCTTGCGGATCGTGCTTCATCGCGTCGAATGCAGACGCTATGCGTTTTGCGCGTTCCGGATCGACGGTGACATACTGACTAGGCGGGTTATAAGGTAACCCCGCATCGGCCATATATTTACGGGTTACTTCTTCCGCTTTGCGGTAGTGCGCGGCGTTGAATCCCCCGACTTGTCGGGGGAGCCCTTTGAGACTTCCATCTGCTTCACGAGTGCCCTGATACGCCCTTGTCTCTGCCGATGGAAACCCACTTCTTCTGCGTTGTTCATATTTCTGTTCCTCCAGTTGTTCCGGTGTTGGCACCGGCACGGCGCGAGCGGCTTCGCCCAGCAGTACCACTCGACCTTGTTTGCCTTGATTTACGAAGTATCCTTTGAACCCGTTCGCGAGTACCTGTTGCTCGAAGGTATTGCCCCCGTCCCACGTCGGCGGATAGCTGAGATTCAGCGGGTTTACCGATGCGTCATAGATGTCGGTCAACAGCACTTCATGCTTAACCCCACCTAAGCCACTCTCCGGAGTAACACCGTTACCGGTGTCGGTGTAGAAATCTACTCTGGTTTTGATATTGTCATCGGTATTAGCACCGTACAACACCCGATCCCTTTCTTTGCCCGTCAGCCCTGTTCCGTACTTCATGCCGTCGAGAACAGTTCTCTTCTCATGCGAGTAGTGCACGCCGACCAAGGTCATCGATCCGGGTTTCTGTATCGTAGGTTGCGTGTAAAAATCAGCTCCGGGTGTATACCTGTCGTTAGCATCCCAATCGAAATCAACAGAGAAAATCGCACCGGTTGATGGTACTCTCGTGTACCCGCCGGCGGAAAACGCAGACGCGGTGTCGCTATACGTCGTCACATTGCCTAGATGGGGTTTAACCTGCCCGTCACGGTAGATAAAGCCATCACGAACCAGGACTGAGTCCTGATCATATCTGTTCGCGAAATCCCGAGCGGTTGCGTTGTCAACGTCGTATACCAACACGGAGGGCATTTCTGTCGCGTCTCCGGGATATCTGCCGTACACGACTTCATACTTCAACCCGCGAGCATCAAGATCTGCCAACAATTTCGCGTGCAACTTCTCATTCTCTTCGTCAGTCAAAGTGCTGGCGTTCGGATTGGTCGCCGCGACGATCATCCAGTTGCCGTTCTCCAGAATGTCCTGAATGTTCTCGGTCTTGAAATCCTCGGGCGTAGCAGCGGTAACCGGCTGCGTCAGCGTATCCGGTGTTGCCGTTGGGGTCTCGCCCCGCATTTGGTACTTGAGCGGATAGCGTTCATATATTTCAGTCGGCGTTACCAATTTACCCGTGCTCCGGGTTTCTCGAATAGCCGCAGTTCTGAAGAACTCACGGAACGGTACCGCGTAAACCGCGTTAGCCTCTCTATTAAAGCGTCCGGCTTTATTTAGTTCCCCTACTATTACCCGCTCAACATTTTTTGAATCTGCCTCGATTACGGCGTTCTGATCGGGGTGTTCCTGCAGGTATTGTTTATAAGTCTTACCTTCCACCGGTTGTTTCGCATACTCTTCCGCGCTCAATACCGGTTGATCGGCAGCTATGATTTGCTGTGCCTGCGCTTCAAATTCGGTTTTCTGCGATTGCATGAACTCCTGGGATTCGGCGAAGGTCATGCCTTCCGGATCGATCTTCAGGTGATCGAGCAGGGATTTCTCTGTTGGTGTTCCGGCGAAGTTCACCAGGTAATCCTTGACCGGTATCCGAACGTCGCCTTTCGTCGCACGAGCGATACGGATGTTGTCAGCAACTTCTGGCATCTTGTCAGTAAGTTCTGACTCAGACATGCCGCTCTGCAACAGCACTTCGTCGAGTTTCTCGACCGGAACGTAGACCGCATCCACGTCAGAATCCTCTGTCATGTGATCGACGAATTCGGCGAACGCATCTGTGGATAAGTTTCTCAGATTAGATTCCGATACCGCCTCTCCGACTTTCGCCAGCATGTCGCGGGTGCCCTCGGCACGCATCGCTTTGAAAGTATTCTGAAGCGCATCCGAAGCCGCCTTGTGGCGCTCCCTCGAGATGTTATCCTCGATCGTATTCTGTGCATCACGAATCATCATCGGCGAGAAACCGAGCTGAGTCAGCGACCCCGCTACCAAGCCCTGAGCTGCGGCTGCACCGAGACCGTCGTCCCATTGTTTGCCTAGTGCTACGTTTTCGGCCACACTCTCCAAGGCCGATTGTGACATCTCCTCGGCCCCTTCCACAACGGTGCCTGATAAGATCACTTTGGCCAAAGAAGGAGGAACGCCGGAGGTACTCAGGGCGTTTTTAAGACCGCCAGAGGCTATGTACGCATCGATATCCGGTAGCCCCAGTTTGCGTGCTATGACGTTCGATATCGCGCTTACCCCACCGGCTGCCGTGCCCGCCAAGGTTGCTATTGATTTTTGTGCCTCGGTTGTGGTGCCCGTCTTAGATTCCTGGCGGATCTTCTCTTGCAACCCGCCGGTTATCACCACGCTCTCCCCAAGTGCCGCCGCTACAGCCGCGCTGGCTGCTGGCGCGACCTTCTTCAGCACAGCGCCAAGTGCCCCGCCGCCGTACATCGCAGCCAGACTACTCAACACCATGTCGGATGCCGCGCTCGGGCTTTCCACCATCGCTTCCAAAGCACCGGTGAATGTTTTTTGCTCTGCGCGTTTCATGTTCGCGAGCTGTTGTTCGGGCGAGAGCATCCCCTCGAGAATCTGATCGAGTTCTTTAAACTTGAACCCGGCGTCTTCGAGCGTCTTACCCAGATCCTGTGTTTTACCTGGAACAAATCTGGTCGCTATATCAGCGGCACCAACAGCGCCCTGCGCCAACATCGAACTGCCCTTGCCAAAAACTTGCACGATAGGATCGAGAGCAGTACGCCGCCACATGCGGGCGATCTTATGTAACGCCGGCAGATCTTCAGAAGCCAATTCGGGAGTAATCGGATTGTTTAACAAATACCGGGCTAACCCCGGATTCGTCTCAATGAGTTGGTCCATCTGCGACCGTTTCTTGATCACCTCCGCTTTCGCTTCGTTCAAGTCCCTGATCTCGTGTGGCTCTACCCCGAGTTCCTTCGAGTACTCTTTGCGCTTCGCGGCGTCCGCCGGGTTGCCCATAAGCCCCCGATTAATCGCAACCGACACTCGGTCGGCTTGCAGCGCTTTGGCACTTAGAGGTTTAATCCTAGGTACTGGTGGGATATCGTTGTTGTCTTCGGGTTGTTCCAGTATGTCCGCCATTATTTTTTCGCCTTATTAAACGCTTCGAGTATCGAAGGGACTCCTTCTACTATAAATTCCGCTTCGCTATTATACTTGCGTTCTTTTGCCGGGAGTGCTTTTTCTTTCTTCCAGGCTTCGTAGATGTATACCTTCTGATTAGGGCCGAGGCCTTTTAACCCCTCTATTTTGTCGTAACGTTTCGGGTAGATATTGCTAAAATTCTCCATTCGGTAAGACTCCTCAGTGATGTCCCTCCAGAGCATTCCATGGTCTACCCCGACATACTCTTCGCTGGCCGACTGTACGATTTCCATCTGCTCCTGCCGCGTAGGGATCTTCCCTGGGTTCTGTTCTTTCCATTCCGCCAATTGGGATTCGACGAATCCTGCGTAAGCCGCATCGCGCTCCTTATTCCCGCTGGCGCTTTTCGGCTTGTTGGCCTTGATCAGTACGGAACTTATCTTGAACTTGCCGGCTGCGGTGTCGCGTTTCTCCAACATACCGACGAGCTTCTTCGCGTCAGCATCACTCAACCCGCCCCCCGCGTAGCCGTAGATATCGTTCGCGTCTACAGCTTTGCCTGTACGTATTTTGTCTGCGATGTCGGCGTACAAAGCCATATCCGTCATCTTACTGCCCTTGCCCCCGCCGCCCCCCGCCTGTCTCTGCATGGCTTTCTGTACCTGCAGCGCCAAAGCCGGGTTGTTTATCTTGAGATCCAATAGCCTCGGATCTTTCGGGCTGAGGCCGCCGTTCGCGGCTTCCATTAACAGCGAGCCCACAGCTCGGCGTTCGTCCGTTTCGCGTGCACGTACCAGATCGCCGTAAACGTTATCAACGAAGTTCGATGTCGTTGAGCTTTTCCCTTTCGTGAGTTCCAATTTCCGCTGTTGTATCTGTATTTCCGACGCGCCTTTGATACGCATGTTATACATTTCGGTGGCGATATCCCTCGCCTCATCTGCGGCGACCTCGCTCTTCATCGTGTCCTGCAATGCCTGGAACCGATTGCCGGACATTTCATCCTTGTTCGCGGTCAGGTACTCCTTGGCGTCTTGCACCCTATCGTTTAACAACATCGCTCTAACGACAGCTTCGTGCGCCTCGCCGTGTACAGAGTGCATTATAGAGAGCCGTAGTTTCTGATCCCCTTCGTCGTTGCCTGGAATGTTCTCCGCAAAGTAATCCGCCAGCAGTTTGTCGCGGGATGTCTTCTCTCGCGCCAGCACCTCAGGGTTGTTGTAGTTCAACGCTGCCGTCTGTGCTGACACGTCGATGGAAGATTTAAACACCGCACCGCGATGCTTAAGCTCTTCTGACATCGCGTGTCGGAGAAATCCTGCCTGAAAATTATCGCCGAGGTCTTTTGCCTCGACTTCGAAATATTGTCGAGCCAGCGGGTTCAGTTTCTCTGCGAACTTTGCAGCCGTTGCTCGGTGTAGATCCTCATACTTCTTATAGACCCCAGGAGCCGCAGCCGCTCCGTTCTGCAAGCGGGCGTAACCGTTCTCTCCGTAGGTAAGTTCGTTATGCGCCCTCTTGAGATCGAGCAGCGCATCCTGCGCATGCAATCGCGCCAGCCGGTGTTGTATGTCGACAACAGCATCTGCCGTGCGGGTTATCGTGCGCCCTAAGTTGGCTGTCGCTTCTTCGACTGCACCTGGGTTATACTGCGCAACCGCTGAAGACGGTCTCGCTGGTGCTCTCGTGATATCCGCTGCTGTGGGTAATACAGGCATTATTGAATTCCTCTCAAGCATTCGGTCTAGTCATGCCGTAGAACATATCCCCGGCGGTTGCTGCCCCACTCAATACGGTGGCCCCGGCGTTGATCCACCCAGCTTTGGCTGCGTTCTTACCCTCCAGGCGTCTGGCCCCCGCTTGAGCTCTCATGCTCGCGGCTTGAGAGCCGTAGTTGTATCGTGCTTGTTGGGCGTTGTATTCGCCCTCACGTTGGATGCCGCTTACGATATTGAGCACATTCGGGTCGACAGTTCCCGCACCCGAAGCCCCTGCTATAGCCAAGGCCCTCGAAGCCATGAGGTCCGCTTCACGATGCGCCTTGATAGCCTCCTGCTGCCCGGCGGCTTCTTGCTGCTTGGCGTTAAAATCCAGCACCCTCGCTTCATATTTGGCCGCAGCTTTCTGTTGCCGCCCTGCCTGGATACTACTAAGCGCCGAGATCCCCGCGCCGCCAATGGCCAACATAGGCATCATTATCTGCGCCATGTCATTCTCTCCTATAAATCCCGTCTTTAACTTTCACAAATCCGAAGTGTTCGAGGAACCCAGCCGATGTCGGTTCGTTCTCGTCCTCAAGCGCGAACAATTCTCCTTGAATACTGTTCAGGTATTGTCTGGCGAAGCGTATGATCTCTCGTTTGTATTTGCGTCCAGCGGCTCGTATATCCGAGAATATGATCCGCTTCCCGCCCCAGGAATAAATACCCGTGATCGCGATAGGAGTGTCATCTTCCGTCACCGTTACCCCCCGAAAAGAGATCGGCACCCCCGCCCCGAAGAACACCGTCAGATCACTGTTATTCGAATTTCTAACCATCAATGTCATAGTCCCTCCACTTGTGCAATAGCGCCCAGTACCGTACACGGTCTAGGTGCCGTAGCTCTCAGATATAATACCGCATCGGTGCTATTAGCACCGTTTACTGGCAGCGGCTGTTTGTCGTAGTAATTCCATAGATAGCCTACCTCGGTTTCAGTACCGTCGTCAATAGTCGGTAACGTGTCGAGATAGTTCTCATCGGTTCCGTACTCCAGTCCATCTGCATCGGTGTCGACCAACAATAACGATACCTCCGAAACTCTCGTGTTCGGGCCCATTGCTGGTAAGCCGAATGTAGAGAAGCCCAGCTTATTGCTCACGAACATCGCGTAATAAGACAACCCTACGCAAGCCTGCTCGACCTCCTCCGATAGATAAACAACTCCAGAGCTCACAAGATATTCACCGAGGTCCTTACTATTCCCCCAGGCGACTACTGTCTGCCCCTCAAGATGGTCCAACCCGGCTATTATATTCGTCAGACCCCCGTCATAGGTGACAAAAGAATCCGCGAGCTTACATGTCGCGCCACCCCGTGCCTCCGTCATCTTCGCGGATTTCTCCAGGTATCGAACTACCGTGTCGTCGATAACCCGCACTACAGAGAAATAAACTAAATCCTCCCCACAGGCACCGGGTAGTACGACTACATCCTCAACAATGCCCCTTGTTTCCATAGTCCAGAAGGCCTTCACCTCCTCCGCTTTGTCGAACGTTACTACAACCACACGCCCATCACAGGTGAGTAGGTACAAGCGGGTTTCTGGTCTACGTTGCACGGCTGTTCTAACGATTTTCGGGTAGCATAAATCCGGAACCATTACTGTAAGTTCGTTGACTTCGAAATTCTCTGAGGAGGCCAATACCTGAAACACCCGTTGCCCGACACGATCTGCGAAGAACGCTATCTCGTCCACCTTCATCGGATCGACTGCCGAGGTTCCGTTCGTGCTGCCTTCCTTCAAGTTGAAGTTGGAAGGAGTCAAAGGCTCGTCTATAGAATTCGACCGCGCCAGGATCTCCGCTGCCTGCGCCCCTACCAATAGCTGCCTCGAAGCCAGAAGCCAATTGATAGAATCAACTGGGCCTGCTCCAATACTTCGTGATATCGGCTCCGCGTCGCCCTCATTCAAGTCGGTGAAGCTGTAGTAATCGTTGACTGCAGAGCCCCATATTTTGTCCTTGCCTGCCCAGTATAAACGGGATTGGTACAGCGCTACTGCTGACGGGTACCCACGCCTATCGGACCACGCGCTCTCAGACCAGTCATCTGTCGCCGTAGCCTCGCCGAAGTCCTCAAGCACGACCGCGGTAACCACTGTCGGGCTTGTGTACGCAGTCACACGGGCCACTCCGGTAATCGAGCCCGTCGAGAATGTGATCGTCATGTCAATACTGCCGGCGGTATACGCACTCAGGGTCAATCTGTAGTAGACCACCTGATTGTCTAGTGCGTCGTTATACGTAGTAGTCACATCTGCGGTCCACGACTGCACAACAGTCCAGGAACCCTCTTCCCCGATTGACTGCTCCAAGTCGACGGTCCCCGTAAAACCGGTTCCCACCAGTGTTATGGTTATCGTCCGCCCCGCCTCTATGCCGAATACCCGTACCGAGTTCGATGACGTGGGGGCTGCTGCAGCGTTGTCCTCAAACACCGTTTGTCCCTTAGAGGTCAACCGGTAGAGAGATCCTACGTTGGTCTCTTTGAATATCCCTTTGGAAGCGGTGAGCGTGATAGTAGGTGCCGCTGCGGATGAACTTATAGCCGATGGTGTGATAGTCGTACCCGTAGTGTTCGGGACCCTGAAGGGCCCGTCCTCTGTCAAGTAATAGACTACAGACCACGATCGGGTGCTGCGCCTTTCGATCTTTACGTGCTGACGTGTCGTACCCCTCGCAATGAAAAGTATGTCACCAGACTGTGCATACCGCAGTTCGTCCAACGTTTCCTCGGGCAAGAGCCCTGTCGCGATAGACAATACTCCGGCGCTCTCTATGGCAACGGAATCGATGAGGCAATACACTGTTCTCCGGTTTATCAGGTGCACGAAAGCCGATGCGCCCGTAGGGGTGAACGTCAGGGAGTGAACCCCCGGCCCCAATTCGGTTTCGGTAATGTAATCATCCAGGTCGGTAGTACTGCCAACGCGCAGCAGGCACGAGCCCGTCGTAACATTTATCCGGATTGCGTGTTCCATGTTCTGGTCCCCGGCTGCGATTGTCAGCGTCTGGGAGCGTTTAGCCCCATTCGCGCCACCACCGGTGAGCCGCATGTACCCGCCCGTATACCAATCCGATATTGCGTCGACGCCCTCATCGTTGTCGGTCCAATCCGTCAGGGCCGTGGCAAAAGTGCCATTTGAGAAAGCAGTCGCCACCGAGGGGCGTGTCACCAGTTCGTCATCTACCCAGAACCGGAGCGCCTCGTCCGTTACCTCGATTAACGCCGTATCCGTCAGTGAGAACACAAATGGTATATAACGGATTGCCCCGATCTCCGTAGCGGCGGCCCCTATGTACTCCCACCCCGGGCGTAACGTCATCGCTCCGAGTGTTTGCGGAACCCAGTTCATCTGCTCTTCAGCAGACATGGCGATGCGTTTTACATCCCCCCGGGCCTTTGCCTTCTTATCAACGATACCGCGGTTGAACGCGATCTGGTAATCTTTAGCTGCCATATAGTGAACTATTAGATTGCCGGAATTGCCTGTTACCTACACGAGCAGAAGACCACCGTCCTGGAGGCAGAAACTGAGTCGGCCCCAGGACAGCATCTTTTGCCAAGGCATTGAGTTTTGCTCTCTCCACCTTGTCCTCTACGTCGGTCTCCTTGTCGGGTTGTAGGCGGCGTGAGACTTTATGCGCCAGATACAGCGCCACATAATCTGCGAATGTCTGAGGCCATAACGTAAGATCCAGCCCCAGTGTGGTAGCGTTCGAGACGTACTCAACGTATAACGTCTCCTCTTCCGCGTACCAGTAGCCACCCCTATCTGCATATCGAGATAGCGGTGAATTGAAGTATTCGTCGGTTGCTATTTGGTTTGCTCGAACGTAATCGGTAGGTTTAGCGAATGCGTTCGTGTACCCGAAGGTGGGTATCTCTGTGAGTGATGGCGTGAGTGCTGCTACTTTCGAGGCGAACTTCCAGTGTCCTGTTTCTAGGCAAGTAGCCACCGCGCTATCGTAGATCTCATTGAGTACTCTACTCGGCTCGTCATTCGGTGTCGTGACCTGTGCTGCCGTCACGATACGCAGACCCAGCGCTGCAAGTGCTTCGTTCCAGATACCCAGCTTCGTGGCCATTGCTTACCCCGTCATTTGGTTGGTTTCGTACTCAGCGATCCAGACTGCCGCGTCCTTCTTCGAGGGCAGATTTTCCGCTATTATAGCACCATCTTTGGCTCGTTGGACACACCACTTTCTACTGTTACGCCACACCGGGGTGAAGTCCGCGCCGTTGGGCATCGGCATCTCGTCCGCCAGATCCACGTAATTCAATAGTTTCACACGGATGTCGAAGTGCCCCACCCAGGTAACTATCAACTGCGCGAAAAACGCCATGTCCTCGGGTACTACATCGATAATCGACCCCGGAGTTACCTTGCGTGCTATATGGGTCCAATAGCTGTTATTCAGAATGTCTTCCTTTGTAGTGCCTTCCACAGGTGTCGCCGCGTAATGCGGGCGTTGGTATGCTGCTTCTTTAAGCTGGTTTGGCAGTAGTTTCATTTCCGGCATGTGATTCTCCTAAAAATATAAGGGGTTGCGGTGACACCACAACCCCTCAATTCTGTCACCTATTCGGTGCTCAGTCAAGCTTAGTCGGCGTTAGCCTTCTCGCAGATAGCGGTGCCATCAGATAAGTCGACTGCCCCTGGGTAAGTAGCACTTACCGTAATAACTCGGTGCATAGACAGATCACCGTCGGTCTGTGTGTCTTGATGCCAGACGTAATCGCCAACTCGCAAACCCTTACTACCACCATCGGTAATAAACCCCGAGGTATTAGCTGCGGCCAGTGCATCAGCGGATTCGTGGTACCACAAACGAGGGCCGGAGCCACCGAGTGCGGCGGTTGTTAAACAGATCAGAGGATCAGTAGTTGCGTATGCCATGTTAAATGCTCCTATTCAATGTCAGGATTACTGGGCTGCGTAGCCAGAACCGTCGTGATTAATAATAACCGCGCCTTCTGCCTGCAGAAGTTTCGCACCCATGTAAGCGCTGCAACGAGCCCAAGAGTAGTTGTTCTCGCCGTTGTAGCCTACTTCTGACTGGACACCGGCCCGGTCAATAGCATGGCCCATTGCGGATTTGTGGAACATGAAACATTTCTCTGCGCTCGTGCCTTTACCAGGCAGGTTCGGGTGCACGATCCAGTTCACGTTCGCCCAGCGGAACATTGTCAAGCTGTTCGTAAACGGCTTGTTGTTCACGTAGTCGACGTTGGTGAACTCTTTGGTCTGCATCAAATACGCCCAGAAAGCTGGGGTAATCAGGGCACTGATATTGCCATCCAGAGGCACCGCGTTGTTGCCGAGGATAGTCAGAGCATACATGGCCAGATCCAGCGATGCCTGTGCTGTAGCACCGGTATCCTGTGTCACGCTACCACCGTTCAGTTCGTTGATGATGTCAGCGTCGATACGACGGTTCATCACGGCCATAGAGGTGTACTGCATGATTTGGCGCTGATTGCCTTGTGAGGCGAAGATGTTGAAATTGGTCTTGACAGGTTTGTCATGCCATTCAACAAGTGTCGCAGTGTTCTGGTTCAAGTTGTCTGCACGACCTGGAATCAAACCATTCAGGCCACGAGTAACAGCGGAAGCGTCACCTGAATCGGCTACCAGGAACACAGCCTGATTTCCGCTAATAACGGCTTCGGTAGTTACGGTGTCTCTTACGAGGGATTGGGTTTGTTCAAAACCGGCGATAAACTCTTGTCGGTATTGAATCTGAAATGCGGATTCAGCCATTTTTGGCACTCCTATAAAATATGATAAAGTAAATTAATACTCGATCAAGTCTCAGGGGTGCCTCTCAGCTTGGCTCCGGGCCTCTTGCGAGGGGTGTCGGAAGGAGCCTACACAGGGCCTTCACTTAATACTAGGGCGAACTTACCACATGTGTGGCGTAATTGCAACAAAAAAACACCACCGATTGTGTCGGTGGTGAAATGCTCTCAACAAGCAAGGAAAGTACATGAATGAGCGTAGTCTACCTCATCTTTTCGCATCTTGCAAGACCGATGTTAATTCACGGAACCGAGCCTGCATCTTTTCAGACTTCGGTCCTTTCCAGTATTCGGAATTGGAATCGCCCATTAGCTTCTGAATATCGGCCATCTCGTCCTCTATCTGGCTCACAGCCATGCTACGATTGCCGTCCGTCAGAGTCGCCGTTGGGTTAATTTTACGTGCCAGGTTGTTCAGCCACACCAGCACTTCCGGATTGTTTGCCAATGCGGAACCATCCGGTAGACGTGCGCCCTGAACAAGATCGCTCACGCCTGGAGGGGCCTCATTCAATAGGTTCAGGATCATGTTACGGTTTCGGGCGAATTCCCCGCCCCATACTTCAGGGCTTCTTAGAGTCTCCATCGTGGCCTCGTATTGCCGGTTATCCTCGTCTATCCGTTCGGATACCGATTGCTCCTGTAACTGTAAATGCTGTGCGATGATGTCATTCACAACATCGTTCGGCAAGTTATGTTTATGCGCCACCTGCATGAAACTCTCGGCTATCGGGCGGTCATTGTCCCCGAGAATCAGCCCGTCGGGTAGCGCGATGTCGTACCCTGTAGGGTCATCTGGCACCCCGTTTGCTTTTCTATATTCTGCGATCTCTTCCGGTGTTGCGTCCTTACCAGGCTTGGAGTTCGCTTTAATTGAACTTAACTTATTCTGAGCCTCATACCCGGCCTTGATATAATCGTCTAGCGTGCTGTAACGAGACAACCGTTTGAGTAACTTATCGTCCCCGTTCGAGAGTCGGGTTCGCATGGCGTCCCAGTCCTCGTGTCCTCCAGCAGCAGCCCCGTCCTTATCGCCTCCTGTAGCCCCTTGTCCGGAGTCATTGCTATTCGTATTAGTTCCTGCCGCCTCATCTGCTGGAGGCGTCGTGATTGTTGCTGGCGCAGCATCTGTCGTTTTCGCATCTGGCGTATTCTCCGTATTAAGAATAGTTGCTCCGTTTCCTTCAGTTCCTGCCATTTTCAGTCCTCCTGGTTAGTCTTGGAAAAAGCCTGTGGCCTCAACGCCATCAGTTTGCGTACCTGTAGGCCCACGAAACGCCTACCTGATACGAATACATGCTCCCTTTCAATGGGGCGATAATCTACCTCATCCGTACCGGCTGCCCGGTACACGATCCAATCGATCGCCCGCTTCTGTTGCTCCGGTGTTGCGGTTCCTGCTACACACGCCTGTATCGCCATCACATCGGCCAATTCCCATACTGGCGGCGCGAAAGCTTCTGGTATCTTCTTCAAATTGCTACCCCTCCCACGTTAGGCGCGGCATTCGCCCCGCCCATTGTCCCCGCCGGCATCGGTGTCGATCCTACATTTTTAGCGATCTCCGAACCGGTTTTCATTTGTTCCAACAATTGCGCGATCTGCTGCTGTTGCTGTTGTTGCCGCACCATGTCATCGACCTCGCCTTCAGAACGCAGCCATCCAGGCGGTACACCAGAAGCGATCAACGCCTCACGTGTAGCCTTCGGTACGTTCAATAGGTTTATAACACTAGGATCGGCTGCCGCTGCCTGCGCCAATGTCGCCGTGGCTTCTAGGTACTTCTGCATCTTAGCTTTCTCAATGGCGTCGTGTAGCGGGGATTCAAACTCAAACTTAATATCCGCCCCTTGCAGATCTTCTGGTATCGGTCCTACATAGACACCGAAAACTCCCGCGCGTAGCATGTTGCTGAAGCTCTTCTCACATAGCGGCCCGTTATATTCGATCTCCATTGGCTCGAATAAGGGCAATGCGCCCCGTATGTACTCCTGCACTCGTTCTGCCGCCTCATAAGCGGTCATATTCGGTGTAGGTGGTGGTAGTTGAATCTTGTTCAGGAAGAACGCCTCATAAAGATCGTTCTTGATCCTGTCGTGCATATCCATGCCGAGCGGGATGCCACCTTTATCTATGGTAAGCGGTCGCAATACCTCACCGAGTCTCTCGTCGTACTCACGATCTACCCAGGTGAGCCCCCCGGCCATGACGTTCACATCGCTTCGGAGTGCCCCTTGTACTCCCAACATCGGCGGCGTAACGGCTTTCTCTCCGGCTTCAAGCAATGTCACTGTCATCTCTTGCAGGGTACGCGCATCCGGTGTGGCTATCACTACCGCTGGCGAGTACGCATACTGAGATCCTGAGACTGTGTGCCATCTAGGGATTATATACGTGCACTCAGGTATCGGCACCTCTTCCAGTATGGTTTTTGTACTCAGTTCAATGTACAGAGACACATACGGAAACCGGTTCCCTTTGTTCTTTTCCGAGGTGTATATGTGGGAGGGTAGCTCTACGTGCCAGACTTTCGCCTTGTCGTAGGGGTTCTTCTCCATCTTCTCTTTGAGCTCCTTCGGCATCGTCTTGGGGAACTTGCGATTCAAAGCTGCCAGAGTAACATCATCCCACAACCTATAGACGGTATCAATGATGCCTTCCTCATCCTCGCACCACACACAATCACGCAGGTGCCACGTCCGGAATAGCAATCCGTTGAGCTCACGATTATCTGTGATCTGCATCACCGCTTGGCCAAAGGTCACGTAGTCATTATCAGCTTGCTTCGTAGCTTTGTTGAATCCTGTAGGTTTGTGGTACATCGCTACCCGCTGCACTCGTTCCGCTTCGTCTAGCCAGACTTTTGCTTCGTGACTCAGCTTATCATAGCCTTGCACCCTAGGATGCATCCAGCTCTTATTCGTCGGCCTCAGCATAGTGCTGATAGCATTTGCCAGTTCTCTGCGAACCAGCAAGGGTGTACTAGCCGATATGCCTGGGGTAAGATCGTTCCCGATTCGTATCGGTGTGGTGAAATCTGCCCTCTCGGGGTAGAAGTTCTCCGCGATCTCTTGCCAAAGCCGTAACAAAGGGCGCTTCTCTTCGAAGAGCTTATGCCCTTGGTGTAGGATGAATTCTAGGGTCATACTAGCCTCCGAGTGCGTCCCCCTGGGACAGTATCGTACTCGTTCGCCCCTTACCGGCTTGCTGTTTCAGCATCGAACGTCGTTTTGCTGCGGCTGTCGCCATAGGGTCCGCCATCGGTATCACTTTCGGCGGCGGCGGCATCTTAGGTTTTTTCAACAATCCCATAATCACCTCTATAGAGTTTGCATTACACTGGTTAATAAAGATCCGAAAGTGAACGCCAGCGATAGAACTACCACTACTGCTACGCTAGTAAGCATGATACACGCGATCGTTTTCAAGGATTCCATCTATTCCCCCTCAGTTATACCGCCTTCCACGATTCACAGATATCGTTCGCGTTTTATTGTAAACGTTATCCTCCCAGCCGCCTTGGACGTTAGCCAGTCTGAATCCATCATACCATGCCATCACTACCGCGTCGCCCTCGTCCGGGGATCTCCCGAGTTTGTCCCTCACGTCCTCTTTACTCTCAGCAACTAGCATTATTGTATCACCTTGTTTCTTAACAGCATAGTAAGGTGCACATAAGTCCGCCCGAAGCGTAACACTTTGAGGAAGCTGCATCGTCGAACCCCCGGGTTGTGAGGGGTCTAGCGCCTCTCTTAATTTCCATAGCGCCTCAGTTCTCACATTCGAGAAACCGAATTTTCCGTCTAATGTTTTACGCTTAGATGCTTTCACCCCCATGTAAGCGAGCGCGTCAATCTGGTTCGACGTAAGCTGCCCGTAGCAATCTGCCCCCCAGCCGCCGCCGACGTCGACGATAACCTTCGCGTTATCCCTCCGTAGGGCGAGTACGCGGCCCGCTGCCTGCTTCGGGTCCGCGACTTCTTTTCCCGGTATCACTATCAGAGGAGCGAACCAGGAATCGTGTCTTTGAGCTATTACGAATTTGTCTTTTGCCACCGCTACATCACAACCGATTGCGCACATCGGGATACCTACTGGAGGATTCGGCCTCCACCGCTCTTGAGCTGCTATAACCCACGCGGACGGGATCAGTTGATACGGGTCGTCCTGGATACCGGTATGAAAGTTGCCGTCGCGGTACGCGGCCCTAAGCTCCGCCGGTAAAGAATCCAGACTCGCTTGGTAACCGGTGCCTACCAGATCCGGATTATCTGCCAGCGCTGCCGGGATGAACGTCCTGGATCTCGCGTACAGCGGCCTATCGCCGTCCAGGTAATGCGGCCCTGGTCCGTCGACCTCTTCCTCTTCGCCTTTATTGTTCGTCGTGTACCAACGCAACTCCCCGGGTTTCGCGGGCCTCGGGTGCCGTGGGTCCAGCCAGGCAGCCCAACGCCTCACAACCCATTGCCCCTCGGGCCTCGTCGGTGGGTTCCCCGCTCCGATGATCCGGCAACGTTGCCCGGGTTTCGTCGATCGGTTCCACCCGGTAATAAACACGTACTGTGATTCGGTGAAATCTGACAACTCATCAAAACAGTTCTTATTAACTATTCCGCCCTTTGTTATGAAGTGATTGACTTCTTCCACTTCCATGTCATATAGCGTTCGTACCCCGATTGGAGTTACTGTCGGGGCGGTAGTGTATATAAGGCCCGTCTGTACCTTTCGTAACCCACCCGTATACGGGTGGGGGTACTCTGTACCTGTGCGCGTCCCGGCAGACAGTAGCGCCAGTCGTTCGGTGGTGTTCGTCGGCACCTCCCAACCACTTCCTGTAAAGAGATAGTGAGCGGAGGACTGTAGCTGTCTAATATTCCTACCATCGGGGTGCTGTACCGAAAGTTCTACCGTGTCTTTGTTTGGTATAGTGTAGACTCTGTTGACCCGTTTCGGTCCCTCCAAGGTGGCAACAAGATCCCCTGGTACTATCTCTACCATTCTCCGATAACATCCATCTGCCATGAGCACTTCGGTATCCGGCCCGACACAGTACAGATCCTTCGCGTTGCCCTTATACTTTTGTTTATCTTCTTCTAACTGACAACCCCCGAGTTCGATTAGTTTGTCCGAATACCGCCAGATTCCTGATTGGCTGTTGTAGCCCTCTCTTGCTCCCAGGATTTCAGTCATCCTCTCCACTAGGCCGTTAACCTCTCGATTCGTTCTTCGCAACACGAGCGACTTGGTATGCCCTGTGAGCGCTAATCCGAGTAGTAGGTCCGTGTTGTGTGTTACGATGAAATCGTCGGTTATGTACAGAGAATTGGCGTTTGATACGGCGATACATACCGCCTCATCTTCCCGTACATACGTTATGCTCTCGATAACCCTTCCTTCGCTTTGATGTTCTATGCTCGCCGCTACCGCTATCTTGCGGGGGAGTCTAAAAGCGCATTCGGGGTTCGGCAGCTTGATACGAATACAATATGCTTTCTGCCCCGTTAACTTCTCACCTTTATAAGTATAGTTCGGGTTCTTCTCGGTTCGAGTCGTAACCGCCCCAAGTGAGCGGGCCAAGTGCTCAACGTCAGAGGCTAACACCTCCGACACCGTTGTGTAATAACAGGCCCTTCTAGGCTCCACCCACCCATCAGTATCCATAAGCCCTTGCAATAAAGCCCATCTCTCTTCTATCGGTGCGAATAGGTATTGCCTCGGTATAAACTTATCGTGCGATTTACAGCCGAGGAGGTCCAGGTCGGATAGCTGGTCCTTAAGCTTCTTCAACATAGGTCCGCGTAACGCATAGGTATCCGAACGCTTATTTTGCTCTACCTTAACCCGACAGTCCTCACCGGCCCAGGCCATAAAAGCGGAGGCGATCTCCGCGTCCATAGATGTTAGTCCAATGCCTTTTTCTGTAATATGCCCGTCCCCAAGCAGCAAACCCAATATATAAGGGTCAATCTCTCGACCAACGAACACCCCTCGGCCTTTCAACTGCCCCGCCACAGTGAAGTTGACAGGTTCCGTTACTGGTATCGCGAATCCTCTCCTCCTGCCATCATCGCGGGTTCCCTTTTCCATCTCGGCTATCATCTGCCGGGTTGTCCACTTACGTGCTGACTCAGCGCCGCAAGTCACCCTATTGCCCTTCTTGGTGTTCGCGTGCGTTCTCCAGGCCAGCCAGTTGTGGTCCAACCCCGCCTCAGTCGCACCTCCGTCTCGCATTGTCACCCGGTATATACTTACCGTACCCTGCGGAAATACCCCTATAACTTCTTGTACGGTGCCATCTGTCGCGCACAATTTATCCCCAACTTTGAGGTCGCCAATCTTGCGCCAACCAGTTGGGGTTAGTGTAAGTGATTGAATTGATTGAAGCTTTCCACCACCTGCAGCCCCGCCATAGAATACCTCGTCCGCTTGGCTGAAGAACGCTTCCGTTTGAGGACCCGGGTTCGGTACCCACGGCAAATGCTCCGTGACTGCTGAAGCAAGCGCGATAGCCTCCTTCCTGTCGCTCGGTGACAACTCATTCAGTATCTGTAGTAAATCATCTGCTCTAAACATTCTATAAACCAACTCCAATTAGTGGTCGTATTTTCAACGGATCTGGCAGAACGCCCCCGCCTATAACCAGCTCCAGGTCTCCCGCTGATTGAATCAGGAATGTTGCTGCTGATAGTTCTATCGTATTCGTATTCTGGGTAGTTGCCGGTGTTAGTGCAAGCGTGGCCACGGTTAGTTCTAAAACAACATTCGCGACATAGGTGACATCCTGCGGCACAAATAAAAACTCTGGAGGGGTAGGTGTGACGGTATTCCGATTCTGTATCGTATTCGCTGTGAAGGTCGCTGTCGGTGTCGTAAGCGTAGCATCGAGGGTTTGTGTTAAAGCACCTGCAGTAAAGTTGAATGTCGCTGCGGTTGGCGTGTTGTTCATCGCGAGGCTAACGTCTGTGCCATCGAACCCAAAGGATGGCGTAGATAGCCCGTGTGAGTTGGCACTCGCTATAGCATTGCTGGTAAAGCTGAATACCGCTGCTGTGGTAGACATCGCAAGGAAGCTGTTATACGCCTGCCCGCTGAAGTTGAATGTAGCCGCTGTCGGCCTATTTGTCTGGGTATTCTGCGTCGTTTTAGGGCTAAAAGTAAGCGCGCCTGTTGTCGGGTTCAGAGTCAATCGGTTCTGCAGTGTGGCAGAAGTAAAGGTGAACGTGGCCGCTGTCAGATCCTTGACTACTGGCGGATTCAGGTCATCGATGAGGCGCTTATCAAACCAACCAACGGTTATAAGTTGTGGATCGAACCACCCCTTATTTACCGCTGTCTTGTCCCAAAGCCCTTTTACGATAGCCATAGCCGCCTCTTAGTAGGTATGTATTATCGCATACCCACCCCCACCCAGACCACCCGCTCCGCTGCTGGTTCCTGTCGTGGCTAGGCTGGCCCCACCTCCGCCACCTCCCCCGCCGCCTAAACCTCCAGCACCTCCGGCTCCTGCATCCACTGTAACCGCCAGGGCATTAGCACCACCACCGCCGCCGCCGGACCCCCCGCCTCCGGTAGTGAGCAAACTGGCCCCAGGTCCGCCCGCCCCGCCGCCTTTACCACCTATAAACCCCGCTGTTCCCCCAGCATTACCTGCACTGAAACCAGAAGCCCCGCCGGGTCCTGCCGCGACGGCGGCAGGCGTAGCGGTATGCGCCCCGCCCGACCCGCCGCCAGCTCCGCCGTACCGAGAGGCACCCCCCGCACCCCCCGTTCCAGGGATGGCACTGGAGCCCCCGCCACCACACCCCCCGAATTCTGTAGTATTCGAGACCACCGTGGCTTGCCCCGGCTCCCCTGAGCCTAATAACCCTACCCCTGTTGGCCATCCAGCCGCGCCGCCCACAGTTGTGCCAACGCTTCCAGCGGCACCTAGACCCGCGCCTCCCCCTCCTCCACTCGCCACGCCAGAACTAGCCCCGCCCACTCCACCCCCGCCGCCGAATGCTGATAGATAACTCCCGAAAGTAGTCGTACCGCCCGTGCCCCCATTACCCCCGGCTGCGGCTCCCCCGCTACCTGCTACGCTCGTGCCAGCCGTTCCGCCATTGCCTATCGTCACGGTAACTGTATCTGTTAGATCACTAGCTGCGAAGATCTGCTGCATATAAGCGCCACCTCCCCCACCGCCGCCGCCTTTCGTAGCCACCGCGTTGTTCACTCCTCCTCCGCCGCCTCCACCTCCTCCACCCCATAGCTCAACAACCACCATCGTTGCTTTCATGTGCGTTGGTTTGGTCCAGGTTCCTGTACCCGAGAATTCTTGTCTATCAACCGCAGAACCTATCGCAGTAATGTCGTCTATAGGCTGCTGTACTCCACTGGCGTTGTACTCGAACCAACCGCGGTCATCGATGAACTGCACCGATTCCCCGGCTGCTAACGTAATTTTGTATAAGGATTCCGCCGTTGTGCCGTCGTAGTGTTCGACCTCCACCGAGGTTGCTACGGATGCGTGTGTGTTGAATATTGTTATGTGCCGTATCGATCTATAGGTCGATGCGGCTGGCGCGGCTACAATAGTCGTAGTCGTGTTGGTTGTTATCGAGGCGGTATTCGTTCGTCCGGGAGTCATTACGCCCGAGGCGTTGTCTATCCACGAAGCATGACAATCGATAGCCGATCCGGTTGTACCGGTTATGACTCGTATTACGTCTGATGTGCTTGCAAGTATTATCATATTTTAGTATGTATAAACAATAACATAACCATCTCCCCCTTTACCCCCCGCTCCGCCGTCGGTTGTAACTGCAGTGGTCGTCCCCCCGCCGCCGCCGCCGCCTCCTCGCGCACCTCCGTTGCCCCCCTTACCCGCATTAGTAGCCGCAGTAACCGTAGACCCGCCACCTCCCCCACCATGGCCGCCGCGTAGTGAAGTTCCTGCCGATCCTGCTGTGCCATCTGTCGGAGAAGCGCCGCTGGTTCCTGCTGCTCCTCCCCCTCCCCCGGATAGACTGTACGTTCCTGAAGCGCCGCCCGCCGATGGTGCAACAACCGCGGGTACTGCATCGGTACACCCCCCGGCCCCTCCGCCGCCGCCGCCTCTCATAGACGTACCACCGGCGAATACCGCGGGTGTGTTTGAGGAACCCCCGCCGCCCGCGCCACCTTCATAGGCCGGTATTGGCACCGTAGCTACACTTGACGCTACTCCGTTTCCGTTTGTCGCGTTAGTTGTAACAGCAGGAACCCCCCCAGAGCCCCCCGTGGCCCCCCCAGTGCCCCCCGCGCCGTTCCACCCCGCACCGCCGCCGCCGCCCGAGTTGGCGGCGGTGTTTACTCCTCCAGCGCCGCCGCCGCCGCCGTAGGCTAGATAGTTCCCATTGAAAGAGGTAGTGCCCCCAACCGCTCCGGCGGTTCCCGCTTGTGGCGCGGTGGTCGTGGTCTCAATACCTCCTTGTCCCCCGAGTCCTACCACAACCGCCACGGTATCGGGTAGTACAGAAGGATCTATTATGTACCGACGAAAGCAACCTCCCCCTCCACCTCCCCCGCCTTTGTGCACCGTGGCGGCGGAGGCAGCAAAACCGCCACTACCCCCACCACCGCCACCGCCCCACATGTCGACTATTACCTGCTTCGGTTTAAAGGTCGTGGGCTTTACCCAGGTTCCATTCGCGCTGAATTCCTGGACATCCACATTTATTCCTGCGCGACCTACACCAGCTTCCGAGCCTTCGCTGTTGAACCTCTGCCAGCCAGCGTCGTCGTCATAAACGACGAACTCCCCTGGCAGCAATGTTGTTTTGTATAGAGTCTCCGCCGTTGTTCCATCGAAGTGTTCAACCTCAATCGAGGTGGCTACCGAGGCATGAGTGTTACAGATCGTGAGGTTCTTCAGTACCCGATACGCCGACGCCCCAGGCGATCCGCATACCGTGGTTGTCGTGTTGGTCGTTATCGAGGCCGTGTTGGTCCTACCCGGCGTAATCGTGCTCGATGAGTTGTCCACCCACGAGGCGTGGCAATCGATAGCCGATCCGGTTGTACCGGTTATGACTCGTATTACATCGGAAGTGCTTGCAAGTATTATCATTTTAGTAACTGTAAATTATCGCGTATCCCGCTCCGCCAGCCCCGCCAGCGCCCCCCAATCCTGGGTTTTGCCCAATACCTCCGCCACCTCCGCCTCCACCTCCACGCCCCCCGTTTCCGCCAGCCTTACCAGCAGTCGCGGCTGTTACCGTAGAGCCACCACCTCCTCCTCCGTGTCCGCCGCGTAGAGAAGATCCATCAGACCCCGCAGTGCCCACCGTCGGTGACGGGCCACTCGTACCAACTGCGCCCCCGCCACCGCCGGTTGCTGAATACGTTCCAGAAGCCCCGCCATCCGACCCGGTTGTTACCGCTGGGGTACTGGTATGGCAACCCCCTTGACCTCCGCCGCCGCCGCCGCGCATGGAAGTACCCCCAGGAAACGCCACCGGGGTTGCCGCGCTAGAGGCGCTCCCGCCAGGGGCCCCGCCCCAGTCGGCCCCATTCGGGTTCGCCGCTGCGCTGCCTGTAACTCCCTGAAACCCTATCGCTACTGTTGTTGCAGTAGGCACGCCTCCGGTCCCCCCGACTGTCGTTCCTGTACCGCCAGCGCCTTCACCGCCGCCGCCTCCGCCGCCTCCTGATATCGCTGCGGTTATCGCACCGCCTCTACCGCCGCCGCCGCCGTATGCAGATAAATAGCTTCCGAAAGTGGTTGTACCTCCGACGCCGCCATCCCCGCCAAGCGCACCTGCTGCTCCTGGTGTCCCCGCAGTCCCCGCTACCCCGATCGTGACAGCTACCGTACTGGTGAGATCCGAGGCCATAAATACTTGGCGCACGAACGCCCCGCCCCCACCTCCGCCGCCTCCGTGAGCCGCGACTGCAGTAGCAAGTGAAGCTCCGGCTCCACCTCCCCCGCCCGCGCCCCATAGATCGACGATAACAAATTTCGGGGTGAACCCAGTGGGTTTAGTCCAGGTTCCGTCCGCCGCGAATGCCTGTTTGTCGCACGCAGCCTGAGCGACACCGGCCTTCATCAATTCACCATTGGCGTTGAAACGTTGCCAGCCAACCCCTTCGGTGTATATTACGAATTCCCCAGGTCCCAGAATCGTCGAGTAGATCGTCTCTTCCGTGGTTCCGTCGTAATGCCCAACGTCGATGGACGTTCGTACGCTCCCGTGTGTGTTGAATATGGCTAACTTCTTGATTCCTCGGTAAGTCGAGGCTGCTGGTGCAGCCACGATTGGTGTGGTCGTGGCTGTGGTAATCGAGGCGGTATTGGTCCGCCCCGGTGTGATAGTACCCGCGTTGTTGTCCACCCAGGTGGCGTGACAATCCACCGCTGCGGCTGCATCGGTGGTAACGCGAATGACGTCTGACGTACTCGCGAGTATGTACATGCGCTACCTCGGTGAGGTGTAAATGCCAGAGGCGTTCAGCGTTATAGAGAAATCCGCTGCCACGTTACCCACGTCCGCACCGAAATCATCTGTATAGCCTACCAATGTCGAAGTACTGTTGACCCCGGTATCGTAGTAAATAACCGCTCTTCGGGCATTACTAAAACCCGATGCGTGTTGGGACCACGCCGTCGGGTCGTCAGCGTCGAACGTCAATAACCCCGCACCACTCGGTCCCGTCCAGGTTGGTGACGCCAGAGCATTACCCCTCGCCGTATAGTTCGATCCCGTCACCTCGTTTGTACCCGGGGTGCAGTCGTCGTAGTAGTCGTAGGTATTCTGATTCGGGCTGAACGATGCAAATAGCGCGATCTTGAGCGTACCCGATACCGCTGCCGCCCTTGTCGGATCGGCAACGATCTTACGCCAATTATCAAACAGATTTAATGTTGTTGCCATAGCTTAATCCCCCAATCGTGCCAGCAATTCGTTGCATTCTTTCAACGTGTTAGGTTGGCGGAACCCGAGATCGAATAGGATCTGCTTGTGCGTGTTGATCGCCTGTGTAATCTCAGTCGTCGCGGGTGCAGATAGTAACCGGGCCAATCGTGACGCAGCGCGTTTGGCCTTTATCGCGTGTATCGACTTCCCCACAACAACCTCAACTGGATGCGCTTGCAGCTCACTTTTGGTTGTTGGTTGGTCCAGTACCGCGTCAATTAGGTTCGCTACGTTCGTCATTTTGTCAACCTGTACTGTAGATGGATCGCTACTTTCGTAGCTGCCGATAGGGTTACGTTTAGCGCTTCATTTGCCGCTGTTACCATCCAACCGTTCTCGTTATACGGCAGAACGTACCCGCCGTTAGCGGCTAGATCATCTGCGGAACCGATGGCTGTCGTCGCGGATTTGAACGTGACAGTATTCGCCCCGGTCGACACGACTTTGAGCGAAACTACCTCGATCTTGATCCCCGTCCCTTGTGCCGCTAACAATTCTGCAGTGGCCGCTGCCGATGGGTTCGCGATCAGAGTGATAACCCCGTTTCGTTGTCTTGGATGCGCGCTCATTATTGCTTGCTCCTGATTTCGTAGATGAGATTAATGACGTCTTCCCTATTCTCAGGTAGGCGTCCGATCTCCTCGTGTACTTTGTCTTGGTATACCTTTATTCGTTCCGCGACTCCTTCGTGCCCTTCAGGCATACCGAATAGCCGTTCAAGTCGCTCCAACCACACCAACACTACAGGACCCCCGAATGTCGGCGCTCCCACTTGTCCTTCTTCCGGTAGTACTGCTTTACGTCGTGCCATAGTAACCCCCGATAGTGAGGCCCCCGAAGGGGCCGTTAAAACGTTACACCGCTCCGCCGTCCGCAGCACGATCCATCGTGATATGGAGGTAGTCCAGGTCCAGAGTCATGCTAGACGCGGTTGCTGTTTTGGATACCGTTACGACTGGGGTGAGATCCGTGGCTGCTGTGATAGCGTTGGCCAGAGTCGTACCGCGTTGTACGCCGTTGATGTAGAAAGTGGCGTTGCCGCTGCTATCTACGTCTACTCGTAACGTCAGGTACTGCGCCGCTACTGGTGCTACGCCTGAGTTCTGGTGAGTCGCATCAACATCCGCCTTGACCCCTGTCAACCAGATGTTGTCGGTTGTCATACGGGTGTCAAACATGAATCCTACCGCATCGCTCGCGTTGGTTGTGAACGTATCTGCTGACCCGGCTGACATGATAGGCGCTTCAAGAGACGCGGCTACGGTGTCGGTGAACCCGACGAACACGTAACATTCAGTAATCTGACTCAGTTTCAATCTCGCCTGTAATGATAGCCCGCCATTGCTGGCCTGCCACATCAACTGATTCGCGGTCATTTGTTCCGTGTCGGCAGCCAGACCTGTACCAGCGTCGCCGGTTGTGAGTCGTAATACGCCGCCGATGCCGCCGGTTAATATGGCCGCAGAGGAGGTAGCCGAGTCGGTTCCCTCAACGAACTGCCATACGCTAGTTGATACCCTATCGCCGATGAAATCGTCGAATAGCGCTACACGAGTCGGGCTCGGTAGCGCGATTTGTTTGCCGTTGTCGCCGGATACAAACCCCTTTTGCGACAGTAATACGTTTCCGTGGTCTAGGCCAAGCTTGCGGCCCATGATTGATTTTAGAATGCGTGACATGGTGATGCTCCTATAATAGTTGAACGTCTATGCTTAGTGGTGCTTCACTCTTCCGAGTTCTGTTTGCTCTCTATCCCGCGTCGTAACACGAACGCGAGCCGTCGAGCGATATCCTTATCCCCGACATCCTCCGTCTTGATATCCGCTTCTATCTTGTTGTTTTCTTTGTACATATTATTCTGCTTAGCGAGCGCGTCCAACGCTACCAGCTTATTATGCATCTTGTATTTTATAGTGACTCTGCCGGTGTCGTCCGTGGTTACGTCGACTGCAGAAATGGCTGCTGCTACGTGCCTGGGTAAATCCTGAATAGGTCTAGGAGCTCCCGTATCGGGGTCCAGAAGATCCCTTACATCCGCGAATGCTACGTCGGCGGTCTCGTTGGTGATGCGTTGTTCCCGTGACAGTGGATCGCATTTGCTGAAATTACGATAGGCTCTCAGCTCGTGCTGAAGCATTAATGAGGGTGAGGTATGCCGGAACGGGTTGCCCGTGGCGTTGTCCGCTGCTACCCGATCTCCTCGAGTCTCTTTGAATATCGCGAACCACTTCGCTTCTAGGGGCGATAGTTCATTCGGCATATCTCCGAAGAGGTCGCCGAAGTCGGTGTCGTCTCTGTAGTAGTCTATAGCCATAATGCGCTAGAGACTACTACAGTAACGTTATGAGGTCAATGGTGTTTTCAACCCCGACTCCCATCCTCCTCTAACATCTCCTTACGCCGTAATAACGTGTCCAGCGCCTCTTGGATGTCCTGCTCCTGATCTTTCGTTCCCCGGGCCCCTGACACCAGCAGCTTCTTTACAGCATGTGCCACACGACTATCACGCACCTCAAATAACTCCAATACCCGGTACACGTCTATCTCTTCCAGGTGCCGGACATCCTTGAAATAGTGGCTGTGCTTCCGTTGTGGGGGCCGTGGTGTTGAGGGTTCTGTCCTATCCACGTTAGGGTACTTGCCGATATCGCCTTTCGTTACATGCTTCGCTACCAACACCCCGGAATCCACGTTCCAACGGAAATACACGTCGTAGTATTCCGATGGGGGTATGGCTGCGAATCCCGCCGGTTCTATCTTCCGCACGTCATCTAAATGTATGCACTGCACGCCCATACAGGGGTGCCCTACCTCAAAATGAGGACAATCCGATCCATCATCAACACGTAACGTAAATACCGTTCTTTCGTTTATAAGCGGCGACCCAAGCGACCCAAGCACCTCAAACTTGTCACCAACCTTGTACCCCAATCTCTCGCATGGTGTTTGTTTCTCGGGGGTAGGTTCTATCTTCCGTACATCGGTTAAGAATACAGCTTGTATACCTGCGCTGCTGGTATCGTTTACGAAGTATGGCACATTCGATCCATCATCAACATGCAACTCCACCACCTCCCCCGCTTTAAAAACCTCATGATTATCAGTAAGCACCTCAAACTTGTCACCAACCTTGTACCCCAACTCCTCGCACGGTGTCTGTTCCATCTCTCATTTCTCCTATAAAATTAATCACTTATCATAGTTATAACTAAAAGTTATATAAAACGGGTTTCTTATAACGGAAATCTATACCCACACCGTTTAAAAAACCCATTTCCCGTTATATTCGCATACGCGAACGGAAAGGTCAATACCAGCGGACAGAAAAGTCAGTTCCTCCCACCTGAAGCTCAAATACCCCACATTAAACGTAAGGCCGCCCCACTTGAAGCGTAAATACCCCACCTGAAACGTACCCATCTCCCACTTGAAGCTCAAATACCCCACATTAAACGTAAAGCGACCCCCACTTGAAGCTCAAATATCCCACATTAAACGTAAACCTACCTCACCTGAAACGTAAAGCGACCCCGACACTTTACTAATTCTTTAACAGACATTTCCTACACAATAGTGTTGCAGGAATGAGACACCGATTGTGGGGCAAAAAAGCCCGGCTCTTTCGCTTTTTTCGAGCTGTGAGCCGAGTGAGCCAAACGCCCGAAGACCCGCATGAATCCTCGGCTCACTCGGCTCTTTCGGTTTTCCTAAAAAACCTCAATTTCCCGGTTGGGTGAGGGTGGGGGATAGGGCCCCCCTAGGGGGACCCCCCCTACCCCTCATCCCCTCCCCGGGCTGGGTATGAGCTGTGAGCTGATCCTACCCAACTCGGTAGCATTTTTCTACCAGATCCGTTTTTTGCACTCTAAATCTGCCCCGCCAGGGGGTCTAATTTCGATTCTTTGGCCCCTAGAATCGATTTTATTTTGTTCCGAATGGTTTCGTATGTCCCACGAGTTTTGAGGGGCTCATATCGCATCCTGAGAGCCCGGCCCCCTCGAACCACCAACCACCAACCCCCAACCACCCCCTAACACCATGATTTCATTAGCAATTCACCCCTCGAACACCCCATACCGCGCACTCCTATATATTAGGTGGCCTGCAAAACCGCCCCCAAATCCACCCCCAGAAGCGCCCCTCACGAATACCCCCTCGGCGGGCTCATCAGAGTGTACCATTCCCGCAACACTTTTCCTGTTTTCCTACACATTTCCCACCATTAAGGTTAAATTAACATAACGAGCACACCCCTCCAATATCCTACAAAAAGGGAAGGAACGCGCCTACAAAACTGCCGATTTGAGGGGCTAGAAATATTATGATATTCTCCCAAGATGGCCGCCAAATTCTACATAGACGACCCCTATATGGGGGAGAAAACCTACTCGGACGTAGGGAGATTGCTGCTGGATCTGCAGAAATTGAAGGCCAAAATCTACGTGAAGGGCACAAAAGAACTCATACCGATCGACGGTTGTTATTCCGTTTGGTTGTTAGATAACGTAGAAAAACAGTTTGCGGTGGGGTATGTGTTGCCCCGGGGCAGTATGCACAGGATACATTACCTGCTCCGGAGGCCGTATAGCAAAGACCCAGCGGTGCGCTGGGCCGGTATTGATTATTGACTCCTGGGGGTCTACACGGTGTCCCCCGCGCGGCACCCGAATACGTGGCGGAGAACTTCCTCTTTAGTAGCAGGCACGGCGTATTTGAATAGCAGAGTATCCTGCCCGATAACAGTACGGAAGGGGAACCCGCTGTCCTCGATATACGACGTTATATTCACCAACTTCGGGATGCTGTCGATCTCGTACCTTGCCCAACATAAAATACCTTGCGTAAATGCGACCCCCTCGAACCAGGGGAGCTCCTCCGTCCAGAGGTCTACGTGGTTCCACACCCCTTTAGTGATGCCTCGTACAAGCTCCGGGGCCCCTAAGAACCCCATACGCTCACGGCGGTAGGGTGATTTACCGTTAAACAAATACCCGTCAGATTTGTATAATCTGTACCCTTTGTAATAGAACACCCTACCTGCGTTAAGGGCGACGATAGCGTCTTTAGTGGTTTTCAATCCTGCGTTTCTCATTTTCTCTTCTCCTAATTCGGCTTAATACTGATTGGTTAACGCCGTGCTTTTTGGCAGCGGCATACTGGGTCATACCGCGCTCGATATCATCAAGCGCTTCTTGCGTTTTAAACGCCCTTGGTCTAGTCATGTCTTATAAATAGATACATTCTGAAATCCCTCTCTAGTATTTGCAACAACCGGATGCGTACCACTCGGTAGATGTCGCCCGGGGGGAGGTCCCCCGCAAGAACTAAGGTGTCTAATTGACGATTGAAATAACATTGATGCACGCCATGAATAACATCGAACCCTATCTTTACCTCGATAGCGGTGAATAGGGCCTCTTGAACCGTCATCCCTTGCCCCTTTACCGTACCAAGTTCGGTAACTATTAAGTATTTATACATTCCAGTCTCCTAATAATAACCGGTAGATTTTTCCTCAAATACCCCGAAAATCTACCGGTTTGGTTACACACCCTCGGCTATATCAAGAGAGCGATTGTAGATTGTCTGCATCGTTCTAGCGGCACGATTCAAACGATCTCCCCATTCACCGATGGCATCCTCCTCGAAATCAGTACTGTGTCTCTCCAGCAGATTATCGGGTGGTAGTCTATCTGCGAACACCTCACACACCCGCTCGTATACGATATTCTGTACCTCTCCTGGGTTTTCTAGGTATCCATCCTCGTCATACATGCAGATGTCACTTGCTTCAATTGCTAATTGTTCGATCTTGTTCATTTCAGTCTCCAATTACCGATTACCGTCGGTGTCGTAGTTAGTATTATTACCAACTTGAGATAAGTATACTTGACTTATATTTCGTATGTCAAGTATCCGATGCAAAAAAAAACCCCCGTCTCTCCGGGGTGTCGTTACCGTTATTCACATAGCAATCAATTTCATAACGCCTGCTCCTTAAACATGTCAATGTCCTCAAGCTTCGTCTTCGGGGCATCGTATTGGAAGTGCACGAAATCTGCCATGTGCCACCTACCGCCCCAAGTAAGCCCTTGGGCCTCGCCCAGAGCCCCTATACGCTCCCACAACACGGCATCCTCACCGGTAGTACCCCAGACCGCCTTGCCCTGTCTGAGAGGTACGATATCGAATGCTCTACCGTGGTTGTGCGCTGAATTACCAGGTTGCACGTGGGTGACAATTTTCCCAGGTTTCGTTCTGCCCTGGGCATATAACTCGGCCTGGGCTTCGTTGTCACGCAAGGTGCAGGTGACTAGGATCTCGATATTGTGCGCCTTGCAGGCGAGTAGAAACGCCTCACACAAAGCGCGAGTTTTGGGTTCCAAATCTGTGATTCTTCTACTTACTAACATTCTGTTCTCCTATTAGTTGTTCGAAGTAGCATGCCTCTATGCATGAAGCCAATTTCTCCCTACCATGTTTCAGCAACTTGAGGTAGTCGGAGCTTAGGATAAACCTACGCTCAGGCATATTGTAGTATAACCGATAGTTTGCCTTGAACACTACGGGCTCCAGGGCCACGAGTTTCAGGGACACCACGGTGCCCTCTCGATTCGCCTTGATACGGTAGAACGCCCAATCCTCGGAGACGATCGGGGGTGTTTCCCGTATCAACATGCTGACCGGTGGTTGAAGTAAAACACCATTCGGGGGTACTACCCCCTCCCTCAAATCCTCGGGCTTCATTTGAACAACTCCCGGAGGATACGCCAGGGGCTAGGCGCGGGTGCGTCGGGCCACAGAGTAGTGGGTATGGAGTCGAATTTATCAACGAACTCGTTACGCACTGACAGGCACCAGCCATACTGCTCATCGAAAAGGAAACGTCCAACGACGTCATTCGTGCAATAGTCATACAGAATAAAATAAGGAGCTGCGAACTCGCCAGGTTGTATAAATGCGGTGTCCAAGGTCCCAACATGCGGGGAACACCACACAGCTTCAAAATAGGGGCAGGCTATTCGGGGTCCGGCGGATAGGGTCCCGTCGTCGTTATACCCCACGGCATACGCGAAGTGTCCTACGAAACCGTATACCTCCTGCCCGTGGAAGCATTTGGTACTGCCTTCCGCGTTGTAAATGGTTGAGGAGCGTATTGCCTCCTCGGTTGTATATGTTTGTGGTTCAAAAAGATTCATTCTTCATTCTCCTTTACTAAAATGGTCTATCGGTATTGAGAGGTCAGGGGCTGCCAACGGCTGGATGATGTGACGGGTCCCGTTTATATCGTGCAGCGCGGCCTCAGAACAATCGTATCTGCGTATCACAGGAATTTCCCACATAGCCTCGATCTTGCCATCGCTGTTGAGTTCCACATTCATGCAGTAGTGCTCATCAGACAGCACATCCAACACATGTTGGTGATTCAACTCCAACGCGATCGGTGGTTGGCCTTTGTGTGCCAACTTGTGCTCGATTACCGCCTTCAAAATTTCCCTTGCTGTTTCCATTCTTAACCTCTCAGTGCGTAGTGTGCCATAGCGAACGGTTTTCTGTCAACAATTGATTGAAAGAATCCCATCGTTGTCTATAACCCTCTGTTTATCTACCAAATTATCTATAGCCCGTTTTATGTTCGAAACCTTCAGGTTATAGACCCGTTTCACTTCCTGTACTACATAATCACGATCCGGCCACAACTGATCCGTCTCGAATAGATCCTGGATCAGACTGTGTACTACCGTCTCGTTCGTGCCCAGGCTTGGCGTACTGCCGCGCTTGTTCTCGGTTTTCAGTATTACCGCATCGACGTATTCGACGACACAACTCGTAACCGGAGAGCCGTTGTCCCGCTGACGTATTTCGACTTCCTTCAACTGGAACCCGAATGACAACTCATCAAACCCGTCTTTCATTTTCGTGACTCGTATCATCCGCAGGTCGCCATCACGTTCAACCCCGAGCTCGAAGTCACAGGCGGCTTTCAAGGCAGAATGCCCACGAGCGCCACCCCCGGCTTTGGGGCTGTGGTGGATCAGCAACACGGTAGAACCGAGCACCCGATTGATCAGCTTGCAACTCATGACGGCAACGCCTACGTCTTTGCCGGAGTTCTCGTCCCCGGACATGCAATTGGCATAGGTGTCGATAACTATGACTCCGTAGCGGTAGCCGGTAGACTGTATCATTTCGAGGAAGGCGCGGATGTCGCCCTTCGTGAGCAGATCCGGCCCCCCGGCCATGACATCAATGTCGAGGGCGTCGATTCCCCGAGCTATCAGATACGCACGGATACGATTACGGAAACCTATCTGCCCCTCGGCGCACACATATAATACTCTGGTCCTATTTGTAGGACACCCGTTCCATTCGAGGCCACGTGCGATAGACGCCATCAGATCGAACGTGACGAAGCTCTTGCCAGCAGCGGATGCCCCCCATAAGACACCTATTGAGTCCCGAGGTAGGACCCCTTGACAATAGTGATTATCGTTCGTCGGAATCTCGGAATATGCGACAGAATTAACGATCGCGAACCGCTCGGGCTCAGGTGCTTTGTAAACGTCGAGAACATCTTTGTGCCGCAGGGGCGTGTCGGATATGTCCTCGAAATCGTCCGCTGGCGAGATACCTAACGCCTCAGAATACTCGTCGAACGTCCGAGCCTCACAATGCGCGTGTAGGCATTTTATTGCCGGGTTGGCGTACCCGCCAGTGTGTGCGGGCCAGTATGTCGTGGCCGACTCCACTGATTCGGTAGTGTGTTCGTGCTCAAACGGGCAGACTATGTGCACCCGTCCATCAGGCTCGCTCGATAGAACCATGCCCTTCTCGGATAACGCTGCCAGCACGGGCTCCTCAGAGTCAATCAGGATCGGAGCTTTGCGCTCTTTACCGATGCGAGGTTTCTCGATACCGAACTCTGCCTGCAACGTGGCGAACATGCGCTCGAAAGTTTCCAACGAAATCTCTGGGATGCCGTTGCCGAGTTCAGCCCATTCGTACCTGACACCCGACTCGTGATGTCCCGCGACGATGAACTGCTGCCTATCCCCGAGGAATTCGATTATCCCGTGCTCACAACGAATGACACGTTTTAACAACACTCCAGCGTAATCCGAGATCCTGAATGACAATAGGGTTTTCGATGAATTACTGCGAAACCGCCTCGGCAGTTTGAATCCTACTATATCGTCAATGCGGGCGACTACCCGATCCGCCGTAGGTTGATCGGTTATATCGATATCCGCAGCACGGGCATCCCGAGCTCTGAGGCAAATACCGTTGTCGGGTTCGGCGGACCACCGCTCGATATCCTGAGCGGTAGCGTGATGCGATGTCCAATCCGGAAAACCGACAACCTGCCGATTCCGGTTGTAAAAGCTCGGGGTTTTCCCGAGCCTCTGCATCTTGCTATTCGGCGATATCTCTGCGTGCGGGTTACTAACCACCGGTAACAGGTCACTCGTCAACTCCAATACGAAATCGAAGAGCATCCACTCGTCGGCGGTAGCTCCCCAGTTAATTTTATTCATGGTTTAGTCCCGGATAAAATCTTCCAAGTGTATACGTGGCAGTGCGCAGCGGGCATCGGGCTCCCCCGGCAACATACGCTGCTCACGAACTTTGTTCATGGCCTTCACTAAAGACACTGCTAAACGTAGGGACGGGTTTGTTCGATGCCCCCCGGCTAACTGGTATATGTAGTTTTTCGTCGTACCAGTCATTGAACAAACAATATCGCGCTCTTGTCTAGTTGCCGCTCGCATCCACTGGCTGATTTTCTGGTACTTCTCCGGCATATTATCCTCGTCGTAATAGTCAGGTATCATTGTTGCTCCTCTGTGTCTTTTTTATAGACTACCATAAAACTATTCGCTGTATATAGAAAAAAAACATTTGACAGCGAACCGAAATGAGAGGATCATCCGTTTTGTTGTTTTCAATTAACTAAATTTTTGGAGATAGAAATGAGAATATTCGGATTCGAAATATCAAGATCAAACCCAATACCAGAGGTAGATGAACTGGTTTTACATCAACCAGGGTATGAAGCTATTCGTCTGGTCGATCTAAATGCGGATGAATTGCGCGAGAGACTCGCGCAGGTGATACACTTAGCTGCTGAAGGAAAGGGGTATTACTCCCCGAAACGTAGTACATACCATCGATTGTATATAACTGACACCAGAACCAAACACGAATAGGAGTATTAAAATGCACGGATTAGAGAAAATCAGAGAATTAAACGAGTTGGCCGCACATAACGCACCCGGCGCTGCTGAGAAGATATTGGCTGAGGCGGAAAAGGCCCGAGAGGGCAAGGTCAACCCTTTCGACAAGAACTATCAGGCCGCCGTTAACAGGGCGAACGCAGAACGGGAAGATCGCATAAAAGCACTTGAGACTAGGGACCTAGAAGAACTGCTGGTGTTGCTCGAAGGCGTACAGTTCCCGACGGTACTGGAATCAGCGCTAGCACGGAAATTGAGAGGCATATTCAATAAGAACGAAACAAATTACGAGGGAGAAGGACATGCTTGAGGATAAATTGGATGAGTTAGTGAGCTCGCTAAACAGAGTAGAGGAGAGGTTGAATGTGGCGGAGTATCTTAGTGATATCTCCACGAGCCTCTATGAGATCGCAGGGGCCTTAAAGGTATTAACGGCACAAGTGGACCCCCCGGCAGTTAAAGGGGACACAAAGAAGAAAGCGGCGAAGAAGATCGCAGAGTTAGCCGCGGGCGTATCCTTACCGGCGGAGGCCGATACCGCCCCGGTCCCCACGCCAGTTGCAGAACCAGTTGCAGAACCAGTTGCAGAACCAGTTGCAGAACCAGTTGCAGAACCGGTTAAACAACAGGCCAAGGGCAAGTTGAAGTTCTCCGAGGTTCGCTCGTATTTCTATGACGCCCTGAACACTATCAGAGGCAGCAAGCAACACGGGGCGTTGAAGGCTCGTGAACTCGGGATGGATCTGCTTGGCAAGTTCTGCGGCACTGGTGTAAAAGTGCTCGACGAGACCACGTTGAAGAGCGAGCAGTACGAGGCGTTCTACGATGCCGTGCATGTCGTACTCACGAAAGAGGGTTTAGCATGAGTAATAAACACGCCCTACTCGGGCCATCAAAAGCCGAGAAGTGGATGAACTGCCCCGGCTCCGTGGTGTTGGAGCCGAAGGTAGCGAGCAGTTCATCTGCGTATGCGGATGAGGGTACGGCGGCGCATTTCCTGTTGTCAGAATGTATCAACAAAAACGAGCCGCCAGTGGTTAATGCCCGAGAGTTTATTGAGGTTATCAACGGTGAGGCTTCTTGGACCAATAAGAAGTTAGAGGATACCGGCAACCGTCGTACCTTCACGGTAGACATGGAAATGGTCGATAACATCACGCGGACGTTCAACGTGATACAAGAGTACGCAGCGGGTGGTGCAGCGGTAATAGATTCTGAGCAACGTCTACCGCTCACGACCTGGACGGGGGAGGAGGACGCCTTCGGCACCGCCGATGTGGTTATCCTGGTCGGTGACGAGCTGCAGGTACACGACCTGAAATATGGGCGTGGAGTGGTAGTCGAGGCCGAGAAGAACAAACAGTTAATGCTGTATGCTCTTGCGGCTTGGGAGGTGTATCAGATGTTCGGCGAGATCAAAACCGTTCGCCTAGTGATTCACCAACCACGACTCAACCACCATCCGGAATGGGTCCTCACGATAGAGGAGCTCCTAGAGTTCGGTGAGTTAGTGAAGATCAAAGCCGCGGTAGCTTTGAGTCTGGTACAAGATTTCGAGGTGGCGAACCTGGATCTGTATTTGGAAGCTGGGGGGCATTGCATCGACAATTTCTGCAACGCGAGAGCCACATGTCCCGCATTACAGAAGTACGCCCTAGCTGTTACGGAGGAGGCGTCAGTAGCTGCTGAAGGGCGGATGGATAACAAGCGGCTGAGTGAGATCGCCGCGAAGATACCGGTTGCCCGAGGGTATTTCGATGCAGTTGAAGCGTTGGTGACGAGTAAGGTACTGGACGGTGAGAAGGTGCCTGGGTTCAAGGCTGTCTACGGTCGTCAGGGCAACCGCAAGTGGAACGATGAAGCACGCGCCGCAGCAGCGCTTCAGTTAGCAGGGTTGTCCGTTCGTGAGATATACAAACAGCAGTTGATCTCACCGGCGGATGTTGATAAACTGAAGATGCCGAAAGTGTCGATGTCCGAGGTTGAAGGGTACATCACACGCGAGGCAGCGAAGTTGACTGTAGTACCAGAGTCGGATAAACGAACGGCGGTAGAGGTAAGTCCGTCGAGCGATTTCGACAATTTAGAGAAATGAGATAGAGGACCTAGAAATGAAAATTAAACTGAAGAACGTAAGATTGAAATACGAAGATTTATTCGAAGCCGTTAAATTCAACGGCGAAGAAAACTCCAACCCACGATACAGCGCCACGTTCTTAATCCCGAAAGGTAGCGCACTAGATAAGGAACTATCCAAGGCTATCAGCGATCTCGCAGTAGAGAAGATGGGCAAGAAAGCCGAGGCGGCTATCAAGGCCTGGTCGGCCTCGAATCAGAAATGCTGCTATACCGACGGTGATATGCGCGACAGCTCAGACGAATCGTTCGAGGGACACATGGTTCTGGGATGCCACCGTGGAGAAGCTTCCGGGGCTCCTATGGTCGTCGACCGCAACCCAGAGGTACGTCTGACGTCCAAAGATGGACGCCCATACCCAGGCTGCTACGTTAACGCAACCGTGGATCTGTGGATACAGACTAAAACATACCAGGGAATTCGCGCGACATTAATCGCGGTCCAGTTCGCACAAGATGGCGAGGCGTTTACTACCGCACCGGCTAGAGTAGCCGATGGTGATTTCGACGATCTCTCTGAAGGAACCGATGAGGAAGACGACTTCTTCCAGGATGCATAACTAATATGACAGGGGCGGTCGCATCTCCAGGGTTCCCGAGTACCAGGAACGCGGATACTCTACCTCGTTCACCTGCAGTGGCCCCACAAATCACGCTGCAGCTTACGCAAACCCGGCGATCTACTGACTAAACACGGGAAAGGTAGAGAGGTACGGGGGGGGGGCTTAGGCTCCTCCCCCTTTTTTTTACCGGAGGCATTTATGAAACTATGGTTTGACACAGAAACATATTCAGAGACACCAATAGCACACGGAACTTACCGATACGCGGAGGATTGCGAGGTGATGATACTCACATACGCGATTGATGATGGCCCAGTGAAACTGGTTGATTATACAAAAGGCGACGAAACCCACCAAGAATTCCTCGACGCCTTCATCTATAGCGCGGATGTTGAGATCTGGGGGCATAATACAATGTTCGACCGTACCGTACTCCGGTACGCTCTTGGGTTAACGGCTCCCATAAAGCGATGGCGTGACACGATGGTGCAGGCTCTTGCACACGGCCTGCCAGGTAGTATGGGCACCCTCGGGACGATCTTCAACCTGAACCCCGAAGAAGCGAAGATGAAAGACGGATCGAAGCTTATCCATCTATTTTGCAAACCTCGCCCGGTAAACGTGAAGATTCGCCGTGCCAC